GACCACTGACCGCCTGATACCCTCGCAGGCATATCTCAAGGCATCAATCACATGATTCTTTTTATCCTCAAGGTGCGGCAAAATTCGCCCTGTCAATGGGTCTGATTTATAACTGTAAAGGGAGAGTTCGTCAATAGTGTGCGTGCAGCGCGGATGAACCACGATGTCGTAGTTCTTCAGAAACTCGATGCCTTCCTCTACTGACTTTGGCCCTTTGACCGCTGTCATTATCTTGGGGAAACCGTTGCGCTTCATGTGGCTGATGGTCTCCGGCCTAGCTGAATCGGCCACGATAGGCCATTTCTCAGCATCCGGCACTTGCATGAATAGTTCGGGCGTGTTCACAATCTCGCAGCCCACCATATACGCCTCGTAGTCAATGTAAAGCGTGCGCCCGATTATGTGGCAGCGCACCAAAACTGTCGGGTCAACTGCAAAGCCCCAGTCGGCGCCAAGGCGGTGGATAACTTCTGGCGGGGCTTCAAACTCGTCAATTTTCCAGTTCCTGAATACCCTGCTGTTGCTGTTTCTCAGGTATTGACCCATCCAAACGTGCTGGTATTTGTCAGGGTCGCGCCGCTTGTCGTACTCCATTTCCTCTTTGAGTACGTCAGGAAACCAAGGGTTTTCCCCAAAGTTCACCTTAATGACTGTCGCATCGGTTGGCGGCTCTGGCCCACGCAGCAGAAAATCTACGGGGTCACTGTTCTGTCTGGGGTTCCATGTGAACCATAGTTCTGAATTAGGCTTGCGAATGGTTGGGCGCAGTAAGTCAAGGCTCGTCTGGCTCAGGCTCTGCGCTTCCTCCACCCAGGCGCAGTCGTAGCCTTCCAACGACTTTATACTGTCGGCGGTGTGATTCTGCATACCTTGGAAAATAATCGCGCCATCGCCCTTCCTGGACTTAATAACGGCATCCTGAATTTCAAAGTAAGCACCAGCGTTCATGGCCTCGATCTTTGTCTCCAGCAGCCGCTTAACCGACTGGTTTAGGGATTTCTGTATTTCACGGACGCAAACGCTGCGCCGCTTCTGGTCAATGATGTGTGCTTCAATCATCAACTCGGCAAACATATGGGATTTTCCAGAACCTCGACCACCCCAAGCGCCTTTGTAGCGACTGCCTTCCAGCAGGGGCAGCGCCCATTCAGGGGTTTGCAGTTGTAGGGTTTTACCCATTCTTGACAATCACGCGCTCAATCTTGGCAAACTCTAGCGGCACACCATCAGCACCAGTTAGCTCGTGCTTTTGGGTTTCTGCCCAACGCATCTGCGTCTTGCTCCACCAGATTGCCGCAGTCGTGTCTCCTGCCATTACCTTTTGGAATAGAGTTTTCCCTACCTGTGCATTAGCCTTTGACTTGCCTGATATTAGTTCGCTGCTAAAGTGCGCTCTAAGAGTATCAACGCTGATTCCATCCCGCACCAGTGCGCCTATCTGGTCAATGGGCAAGCCGTAACCAGACAGAGCTTCTACCTGTTTGCGCTCGGCTGCTGTTGGCTCAAAAGCTGGTCGGCCTGCGCCTGGTCGAGCGCCGCCATTGCCGCCAATCTTTTTATAAGTGGGTTTTTCAGTTTTAGTCATATTATTCTGGGCGAGTTATCACCCAGCCTGCAAACTCTCCGAATCGAAAAAACTCGTGTGCATTAGGTACTGCGTTTTGCACGAAACTGTAAGGAATCGGTCTTTGTATACCAGATAACGATAATTCTTTTGCAATAATCTCGTCCGACTTTATGCCTGTCGATACTTTACCGGCGATTGTAAGTCTGTGCATAACTGTTGAGAGATAGCCTGGTGGACCTTCGCATTTATCTAGCAAAATTACAACGCCGCCTGGTTTCATTTTTTGGCATAAGTCTTGTAACCAACGCTTACGGCTCACCGGCGGTAAGAACATCATCACCAGCATACAAACGGCAACGTCAAACTCTTCGTAAGGGTAAACCATAGCATCGGCTATAACCAATTTCCCTGGCGCATCGTATTTCTCTGCCATTGCGTCACTGTCATCTATAGCAATAAGAGTCGCCTCGCGTGATGCGATTACATCAGCTAACGCTCTACCTATGTTTCCTGTCGATGCGCCTATGTCGTAAATTAAACCTTTATTGTGCAGATAGTGTCGAGCAACGTGCGCGACAGCACCTGTAGCTAGATCATACCAAGGCAGAGTCGCTTTAACGTGAGCATCAAACCCTTTTGCGACTTCTAGGTTTTTAAAAGTCCAGTCACTAGGTATCTGCATTAAATACTCCTAAATTACAAAGATTGTCGGCTACGGCTTTCATCATTAGAGGCGCAACCATACGTCCAAGTCTTTCTACTTGTTGCGAATATTTACCTGTCAGTATGTAATCATCTGGCACGGACATGATGCGTTTCACTTCAGATACGGTGAAAGCTCTATTGTCCCAATGACAAGCGTTTGCAGCGCCAACGGAACCATTAGTCGCAGTAATGCATTGACTGTAACTTTGTGGATGAGCTTTTTTAAGACTAAATCTTTTTGGATGCGCTCCGCCCATTGGCACATCTTGCAATAATTTATAGACTGAATATTTTTTTATATCGGTTTCTAGTCTATCTTTATCTGTAAATATAAGTCCAGTAAAAGCGCATTCCAAAGTCACAATTTTATCTTTTGGCTCTGGATGTAATTTATTTTGAAACTCTGGCTTCCAAAGATCATTACGAACACCGACAAAAATTACCCTTGCCCGTGACTGCGGAACCCCAAGCCACTTTGCATCAAGAATCTTGCAAGACACTTCGTAACCGCATGATCTTAGCTCTCGTAAAATTTCATTCAGATAGCCCTTGGCTGTACCTTTTGCCAAGCCTGAGACGTTTTCGGCGACGAAGACCTTTGGCATTGTCCCTCGTAAAATTCGGATGTATTCAAAAAACAAATCTTCCACGTTCTTTTGTTCGCTGTCTGAATACTTTTTGGTTTTACCCCAACCCTTTTCTCGTGCGCCAGCGGTTGAGAATGCCGAGCAAGGCGGTGAGCCATCGAGTAAGTCTAACTCTCCTTTTGCTTTACCTATCTCGGCCAAGATATGCTCTGGTGTCAGTTTGCGAACGTCACCTGGCAAAATAATCGTATCAGGCCAGTTTGCTCGATAAGTGTTTATTGCCTCAGGGATAAATTCATTGATGGCTAGAACTTTACCTCCAGCCATACGATAGCCAGTTGATGAACCGCCTCCACCAGCAAAAAGGCTTACCGCCTCAAACTTTGGTTTATTGAGCGCCGCCGTAGCTTTGATTTCGGCAACGCTCGGAATAATGTAATCACTCATCAAACTCAAACCCACATCGAGGGCATTTGTGGCCCATATCGGTTTCGTCTACCTCTTTGAACTCGTCTGGGCTTTCTGGGTCTATAAGTTTGCCGAACATAACTTCAGTTAGCTCATCTGCGCTGAATCCTGTCATATCAAGCGAATAATCAGCCTCATCGAGTGCGTGCAGTTCTAATTTAAGTAGCTCGTCATCCCAACCTGAATTTAATGCAATTTTGTTGTCTGCCAGCACATAAGCGCGTTTTTTTGTTTCGCTCCAGCCCTTTGCCACCATCACTGGAACTTCTGCCATCTTTAATCGCTGCGCTGCTAATGTGCGCCCATGCCCTGCAATGATGCCGCCCGTCTCGTCTACCAGAATCGGAGTAGTCCAGCCCCATTCCTTGATGCTTGCCGCAATTTGGCCTATCTGCTCGTCCGAGTGTGTCCTGGCGTTACGGGCGTAAGGAATCAGTTTCTCAATGCTCCAGCGTTCTACCTTGTCTGCGGGATTAGTCATTTGTCCAACATTTCTTTGGTTTTCATGTGAGCATTGTGCCACATTTGTGATTTTTCGTCCTTGCTCATTTTGCCTTGGTCTAGGTTGGCATGGCAGATAAAGCACAGTGCAGCCACAAACTCATCGCTGGCCTTGATTCCTCGCCCCTTGCCATGTGCGCCTTCGTTTGAGTGTGCCGCGACTACTGTCCCATCCTCTGCCCCGCA